AATACCTGTGTAACCACACCAAGCGTTGGCGCTACGGCAGAGATGACGCAGACAGCCCTGAACGGATGCGCAAGTGCAGTCATTGCCTGTGAAGAAGGAGATACATTCACCCTAAACGGCACACCGAGAGCAAATAGTGGCACAAGAGCTTACGCATGGGTTAATTCGTCCGGTAAGGTTGTATATCGTTACGATGAGACAGCTGCAATGGATCATGTCGTTATTACAGCACCAACAGATGGATATTTGATTATCAATTTTGCGACAACAAGCAGTTATTCGGTGACCCGTGGAGTTTACGATCTCGACAACTATATTGCGGGCAACATCAAAGAGATCCGAAAATTATACAAAATCAAAACATCACCGATCGAAACACTGCCGTTTTATATCAAAAACGAGTTGGCATATCGCCCTCTCGGACAGCTGCAGAACGGATATCTTTGTCTTTGCTGCGATGATGGTACGGCGGGACTCGGCTCATATACCATTCCGATGCTCACGCAGAAAAACGTTCCGTGCACATTTGGACTGTGGGCAACGTCTTATCGAAATGACATTGAGCAAAGACGCTTTTCTCCGAGTGTAATCCTTCAGACAACAGAAGGCGTTCAGCAGGTCAAAAACGCCATAACAAACCTCGGCTGTTCGGTTGCACAGCACGGTCCGGAATATTGGACCGACCTGACTGAGCAACAGCTAAATGATTTCTTTGACGCAGAAGCGGAAGAATTCGCAAACCTTGAGATTCCAGTCAGTGGTGCTATTTATCCGGGCCATTGTGTAGATAATCGCGTTCGCGCAATTATCGGTGGACGCTTTGAGAGCATTCGCGCAGGATACAACGGTTACCTGTCGAAGCAGGATATGCTCGATCATATACCGGGTGATGTTTTCGCACCTTACGGACTATTAACAGGTGGAAGAAGTAATGTATATAGCTATACATCGTTTAACGTCCTTGACAGTGACAAACCGATCGAAACGCTCCAGACGCTTCTTAATACCGCAATCGCCAATAATAATGTCATGATCGTTTACTGGCATGACTGGAATTTTATAGATTCGGATGAAAACTATGTCGCCAATCGCGCAAGACTGGAAGCGTTTATTGATTACGCAAAAACAACCAATGCTGCATTTACGACATTGGGACAGATCCCGAGATTGGTGTAATTAAAAAAAGACCTTCTCAAAGCAATAGAAAACGCATAAGAGACAGCCCGTCACATTGGCGGGCTTTTTACTTTAAGAGGAGAACGAAGATGAAATACACATTTTTGATATTAGTAATTGCAGCCGTGGCCGCGGTCCTGACAATCGCAATGTTTACAAACTTCAGGCTGGACGATGAGCATTACGACCGGCTCAAGTGGGTAGTGATCCGCTGGAGCTACCTGGTGACATTTATCGGCCTTATAGTAAAGACTTTCGCGGTTCCATACGGCATGGAAACCGTGATCCTGGTTGGAGGCATAGGGGCTATGCTTGCAGGCCTGCTCGGAATCAGCAACCAGGCTTATGAGAACATGCAGCGAATCATAAACACAGAAGACCACAACGAGGATCAGGTGCTAATGGCTGAAGCCATGCTTGAAGAAGACGAGCGTCAGATTATAAACGGGGAGGAATAAAAATGGCACTTCTCACGGTCGAAAAAAGGAAAGAATACTTCAAGGCGCTGGGTCTCGGAGAATACAACGAGGAGAACATCGAAGCACTGCAAAAGAGATACATGCTTCGCAAGAGCGACGCCGATGGAAAATACGGCACAAATACAGACAATCTTCTGCGCCACCTTTGGAATTGCCACCTTTACCTCAAGCCGGAGAACTTCAAGCCGGAGGAATTCAGGTGCGGGTGTAACGGCAGGCACTGCTGCGGATATCCAACATATATGAAGGCAGTCGAGCTGAAAAATGTGCAGGCAATCAGGACGCAATTCGGAAAGCCGATGACGATCACCTGCGGACTTCGAGATCCGGAATACAACAGAGAAGTCGGCGGGATCCCAAACAGCGAACACAAAAAAGGTCTGGCCGTCGACTACCACATCAAAGGCGTAACAGACACACTGGCAAACAGAAAGTCAAACATCGCCTGGATCAGCAAGCTGCCGGGGCATCATTACACTTACGGCGACGGGATATTTATTGAAACAGCAAACGGAAAAACATCGCGCGGGTATGTGTCGGCACCGGGAATGGGCAATGCCATACACACAGACAGCAGAGGCAGTGAGTCTGCTTATGACGAAGACGGGAAACTGATCTGCGACGGATCCGGAGGTCCCGCAACAGTAAAAGAGATGCAGAGGTTCTTCGGAACGGCCCAGGATGGAGTCATCAGTGGACAAAACAAAAAACTCGCGAAGTATTTCCCGGCACTAACGGCGGTCAAATATGGATCCGGAGGGTCCCCTTGCATCAAGAACCTGCAGCGCTGGGTCGGAACGACAAAGGACGGAATTCTGGGGAAGAATACGATCAAGGCGTGGCAGGAAAAGCTGAAGTCAGCGGGCTATTATAAAGGTGCCGTTGATGCGATATTTGGAACCAACAGCATGAAGGCATGGCAGAAATATCTGAACGAACACGAAAAAGCAGTCTATCCGACACCGTCCGATTATTACAAAGTGATCGACGTGTCTGATCATCAGGACAAGATCGACTGGCAGAAGGTAAAGGCGGACGGAATAGTCGGCGCAATAATAAGATATGCGGACGGCACAACACTGGACAAACGATTCGCTGAAAACATGAAAGAAGCAAAAGCGGCCGGGCTTCATATCGGCTCATATATTTACTCAAGGGCAAAAACAAAAGCGGAGGCTGAAAGCGAGGCCGAAAGACTATACAATGCGTGCAAGCCTTACGATCTGGACATGCCGCTTTATATAGACGTCGAAGCAAAAGGCCTTGAGAAATACGCGGACACGGTGGCGCAGGCCTTCCTGAATAAGATGGCCAAGCTCGGCGGAAGGGGCGGCGTATATTCATATCTCGTCTGGTGGAACAACTACCTGAAAGAAACCGCGCAGGACTACTCAGCGAGCCCTTTCTGGATCGCACAATATAACAACACGATGGACTATACGCCGGCATCAAAGATGGGGATGTGGCAATACACCTCGGAAGGCAGAGTCGACGGCATCAAGGGAAACGTTGACATGGACAAATGCTTCGTTCCATATTGGGAGAAGCCGAAAGTCAGCTGGGTAGACAGAGCAAACGCATGGGCGAAAATGATCGCCGACTGCAACAGTTTTCATTACGTCAAATGGAAGGGTTCAGACGAAGCAACAAAGACCTGCCCGATTTGCAAAAAGAGGGTAGTTCTCGATGCCGTCTATGATGCAGCGAAAAAGGTATTCAAGCTGCTCGGCCTAAAAATCAATTGCGACAAGAAATATGTCGGCTGGAATTGCATCGGCCTTACATACGCAATCTGGCACCACGGCGGAGGGCTATCATGCAAATGTAATGATGGCGTGATCTCCAACGAAGTCGCGGAAAGAATGCTGCAGATGTCAGCGGCTGCCGCTCTTGCCGAAGCAAGAAAACGGATCGGACTGAAGGACCTGAAAGTCATTATCAACAAGAAGGGGATCCCGAAGGAGGAATGGAAAGCCGGGGACATTTGCATGTATTTCAAGGGCGATGAATATATCCATAATTATTACTATATGGGAAATGGACAAATCGCGGAGTCCACAGGATCCAGCGGGAAAATTCCAAATGATAACCAGATCCGCATAAAGAATTACAAAAGCAGATCTGCTCAAATGATAATCCGCTATATAGGAGAGTGAGGTGAACCGAATGAAAGAGACGATCATGGTCGCGGTCATATCCGCGCTCACATCTGGAGGGTGCCTGGCCTTTGTTCAATTCCTTATAGACAGAAGCGACAAAAAGAAGGACAAAGAGAGTGGAGTCGGCGCAGCAATCGCTGAGTTGAAGAAAAAAATCGAGTCGATGGAAAAGGACCTCAAAGAGAAGATGAAGAAAAACGAGAAAGACAACCTGCGGACGCAGCTCCTCGTGATGATCATCTGGAGGCCGGAGGAGAAGAAAGAGATCCTCACATTAGGGGAGAGATACTTCAAAGAACTACATGGCAATTGGTACATGACAAGCATTTTCAACAAATGGCTCGAAGAACAGCAAGTCGCAGAACCGGAGTGGTTCGATAATAATTAATAAGGCTGCCAGGAGGGCAGCAGGTATTCCTCCTTTCATAGGATAGATGCAGAAAGACCGGAGCAACGGGCGTGCTCCGGTCTTTTTGCTTGCGTATTTTTTATTCGGCTGCCCGATAAGCAGCAACCAGACGGCGCGCCAGGCCGTTAATTCGTGCAGAGTTCCCGATCCGGACCTTGTCTGGAGAATCAGGGAAAAGGATCCACCGGACCTGCCGCTCACCTTTATATGACAGGACGACCACATCGTCCAGGAGAACAAGCAGCGATCCGCGCTCGCCCGGAGAAATAACAAGGCGTGATATTTCGCAACCCTCGTCCTCCCATATCGCACACATAGCAGCGAAGAGTTTCTCCTCCAGATCAGTCGCCTGCGCAGCACGAAGCTGCCTCCAGTGCGCAAGGGAAAGTCCGGAGGCAGCGGCTGTCGCCCCGTTCTTTATATCCCAATAGGCCTGGATCCCGTTCATTATATCTTCCCATTTATAGCAGCTGCCCGTGTACCGGTCGATCTTATCACCGAAGCCAAGCTCAGCCAGGCACTGGCGACAGATCGAAGCATCAGCAAGCTGCACCTTCCCGCGGAGGAGGAAAGAGCCTCCGCATCTGATGCATTTATTCATAGAATCACCTCCAACAACAGTATATCAAAAAATGTTGTATTCCCTTGTGTTTTGTGGAGCTTTCGCTTGATGCTATACCCGCAAAAGGGTATAATTAAGACAACAAAGAGAGAGGAGAAAAGAAGATGAAAGAATACAAAGGCTTCAAAATCGAGCGCATAACAAAACTCGACTGGATAATAAAAGACAGCAAAAACGAAACAGTATTCACGGAAGAGGGGAGACCAACAACAAGAACACTCAAAGAAGCAAAGGACCTGATCGACAGGATGAGCAAATAAGGAGGCAGAAAATGGAATTCACAAGACCGGACAGCACACTCACATATTACGGAGAGGATCCAATCGACAGGAACGACCCGAAAAGCGCAAAGAGAGCAATCGGCCTCACGCTTCCGGAAGGGTTCTCCAAAGAGGCAAAAGCATGCTGGGACTACTTCGATGGCTCCGCCTTCCTTTTCGGATATAAGGGTCGGTTAGTAGTAACAGACGAAGCAATGGAACTCACCGAAGCAGGAGACGGATCCAGGGAAAACCCTTATGGAGGGCCGAGATGGACAAACGACTCCTGGGAGGAGTTAGAGCAAGAACTCGAAAAGATATATGAAGCATTGAGGGAGGAGGGGACAATCAAATGAACAGTCTGGAAACAATCCAAAGAACCGTGAAAGAGCAGCAGATCAAGACGTCGCTAATTACAGAAGGGCAGCTGGTGACAATCAGGATGCAAAACAAAGCGATGACACTGGCGGAAGCAAGCAAAGAGGCCTTCATGATAATAGAAGCGATACGAGAGGGCAGCATCGACGCTTACACGGCCAAAGAATATTATGGAATAAACCAGAAGACCTTCGAAGCGATCCTGGGAAGCGGGAGGAAATAAAATGAAAGAAGAACACGGGACGAAATACATCGCTATCTTTGAAGACGGGACAGAGATCACAAGGACCTCCTTCGAGGGATTCAAGAACAGACTGGAAGTTTACAACTGGATCTGCATGAACCAGCTCGGGAGGAAACACGGAGAGCTTCTGGCAATAGAGTGCCGGCCGATGCTATAAGCGGGAGGAGAGAATGAAAAAGGCGGAAATAATAGAAGCGATCCTCGCGGACATGTACAAACATGACGACAAACAGAGAGTGAACACAAGATTCAAAGGATGGCTTAAAAAGCAAAACAAAGAAACCCTCAGCCGGGTATTAGAAAACCGGCAAAGAATAAACAAGGAGGAAATAAAATGACAATAAGAGTCGAAGATCTACTTGAGGAAGTCCTGAGGGACAGGGAAACGATCGAGTCGCTGGAGATGAACCTGGACGATGCGGTTGTTCTGACATACGACGGAGCGGTCATTGTATCAGGGTATTACTGGAACGGCCCGGGCCGCCCCGCATATTTCGCGGCAATATACGAGACGGTGTTCGACTCCGAGGTCGGACCGGAGACAGATCTGGAGCTGGTGACAACAAGCCCGGTCTTCTTCGAAGACAACGGGCACGCAATAGCCTGGGCAATAAATGTGATCACAGAGGAGGAATGAAAAATGTGGACAAAGGAAAAGACAAAACACGTCGATGACATCATCGAGAGGCTGACAGAAGCAAAGCACAAAGACGACCTCGGAGATGCGCTTCTGGACGTAGAAGAGGAAACAGGTTACTCATGCGATTTAATCTATGATATATTTACAGAGGCAGCGATCGATGAAGAGGTCGACCTGAACGAAGCGTCGCATTCAATAATAAAGTCGATCTGGCGCGGAGTAATAGAACCGGCTTATGAGTATGACTATTAGAGGAGAGATCATGGCAAAGACGAAACTGCAGAAAAAACGCCTGGAGGCAAATCTGTCACAATCACAGCTGGCGGAGAAAGCCGGAGTCAGCGTGAGAACCCTCCAGCATTACGAAATCGGCTCGCATGATATCAGGAAAGCGGCGGTCGAAACAGTCCTCGCTATATCGGAAGCGCTGGGCTGTGATATTAAAGAAATAATATAATACTTGCATTGCTGAGGGTATAAGGGTATAAATTAATCAAGCAGAGGTGATTCTTTAATCAACTATTCCTAAAATCATAAGAAATGGATTAGTTGAAACCCCGAAAAGGGGAGGAGACAGAACAAAGTGATTTTAGAATCACCTCTATAAGAAGGAGGTGATTCTTTTTTTATGAAAACGCAAAAGATCAAACAGTTCGCAATTGTAGAGGGCAAGTCTGCGGGAGACTTTGAGGAACGGTTAAATGAATTAATGACGAAGCTCGCAGACTGCAGCCCGGAGGTTGAGTTCAGCTCCAGATCGGACACATTCGCCCGGATCTCCTACACGAAGCTGAAAGAAATCGAGACACTACCCACGGAAGAAACCGGGATCAAGTTCACATGCGGAGAGTGCCCGATGTTCACCCCAACCGTGAAGAGAGACGGCACTCCGGACCTTCGAGCCAAATATGGAGAGTGCCCGTGCAAAGAGCTGGGACGCGTGTGGAAAACATCAAGCGCCTGCGAGCTCCTTTACACATTAATAAAAAACGGCACGGTGCACCTTGCGCTCGATGAAGAGGAGGACCTCGGGACCTATATATTCGCAAAAGGAGGGCTGGTTAAATGAAAATGAAAAAGACAGCGGCCGCAGGAATTATGCTCGTGTTTATCGGCTCCACATTAGCAGACAGCGAAAACCTGCTGGTCCCGCTTTTGATAATCGCCGTCGGGGCGGCGCTGGTACTTATAGGAAAGAAAAGAGGCGAGCTCAATGAATAGAACCACGGAGAAAAAAAGAGAGTTCACGGAAAAATTGTCTGAACTATTACAAGAAGCAGATCCGGACATCAGGGCTGCAGAGTATAGATGCTTCCCGGACAAATACAGCGAAATGGTCCGGATCACTTACACCGGAGCGGAGAGAATAATCAACGTGACGGGCAACAGCCTGCGAAGCATTATGGTCGAAATAGCAAGGGAGCTGAACGGTCAGGATGCAATCGGGGCGGTCACAGATCCGAGGCATGCGGAGCTTATAAAAGGATGGTGGAGAGATGAAGACGCTGCCGAAAATAAAAATTGATACATGCAGGTTCCTGCGGCAAGCAGAGTCGTGCACGGATCTAATAACTTATGACTCGGAGATCTATGCTGCCGGATATGTAACAGACCGGAAAGAGATCCTGATCATCACAAGTTCCCGCGGGTATTTAAGGCTGAAGTCAGAAGAGGCCCAGATTTTAATAAGAGAACTTCAATGGATAACCGAAAACAATGAACGCTTCAGAAAGTAAGAACAGAATAAAAATGATATGCCAGGCATGCGGAGCTTCGTCTGACGAAGTAAAAGCCTGGATGCCCCGGTGCTCTTTGCACGGCGGACCGGTGTGCATGCATTGCTGCAGCAAATGCGAACATCGGCAAGGGATGAGCGGAATGAAAACATGCACATTCAAAGACCCGCTCCGAAGGCGGGCGGAAGCAATAAAAAGGATCAGGAACCGAGAAGCTGATGAAAACATCAGGATCACAAATGGTTTCAAAAGAAAGAGGAGAGAAGAGGCCAGGAAGGCCGCAATCAAGAAGGCACAACAGGAAAAGAGGAGGAAACAATGAAAGAAGAGATGAAAGGAGTCTGCCCGTTTTGCGGACAGGAGGCATTTGTGGAGGCAGAGACGCAGGAAGAAGCAGACCTCAAGGCAGCACAGAGCTGCAAATGTGACAACAGCGTTAAAAGAATACACCTCCTCGGGCAGAACATAGAGAAGCTCACTGGCCCGGAAATCTGCAAGTTCAACATGGAAGCGCTGCCGGAGGAAATAACAGAAGCGCTGAAAGATATCGGATCTCAATGTGTAGTCGGAGAGATCGAAGCGGTCACGGTTCGCGTCCCGGATTCCACGATCAAGATCCGCAGGACAAAAAGGGGAATTTCGGTGTCAAGAATGAAAGCGTTATCCGCGACATTGGAGGCATAAGAATGAAAATATTGAAAAACAATGGAAGAGCGGTCGCCATAAAACTGGACAGGGAAGACACCCTCGAAGAAATGTCCGCGATGGCGGCAATGAGCATGGACACTCTGGCCGAAATAATAGAGGGCATTATTGCTGAAAGCAGAAAAACGGAGGAGGAAACCAAATGACGCCGGCGATCTTTTATGGATTAATAGCAGCAGCTCTGGCGGTTGCGATGCATGACCTTTACAAGATGGGAGAGTGCAAAGGATACGACGAAGGCATGACAGACTCGATCGAGATCTTGCAGGAATACTTAAGAGAAGAGGAGGAAACAATCAATGGAAAAGAAACAAACGCTGGAAATTGAAGTGGAGACAAAAGGATTCGAAGAGGCAACGGAAAAGGTGGAAACCCTGGCGGACGCTTACGACTCCTTCCCGGCGCAGGTCAACATTCGTGGGAGCAGAAGCTGCACCTTTAACATTTACCCTTCACAGACAAAGATCGTCGAATTGCCACAGATCGAAGAAGAGGATGAGGAGGCCGAAGATGATCCAAAAGATCACTGGAATGCAATGGTTCCTCCTGAGGGGCACACGGTCGTCGCAAACCCGAACGGGGCAATCATAATGAGTTATAAAACGTATGAGATCTTAAAAGACTCTTACGACAAAGTCAACAGAAGAACAAAAGCGAAAGACCCAGCACCGGAAAAATGACCAGAAAGAAAGAGATGGAGAAAGAGCCGCTCAAATATCTGGGCGATGACATAACCTTCTTCACGGCGGCATGCAACACGCCCTGCAGGAGGAAGCCGGAGCACATCAGAATGAAGGACCGGCCGCACAGCTTTGCAGACTTCAGCACAAACTGTATGGCTTTTGAACCGAGGGAGGAAAAGGAATGATGCAATGGTCGGGAGAGATAACGCTGCGGTGAGTTTAAGAAAAGGAGCGAGTGATGAGAAGTTGGTACAGAACAATCAGAGAGGACGAACTTAAAGACGGAAGTATCAGAAAGGTTTATCATCTTGTATTTGAAACAGACGACAAAAGCATTGTGGAGAAAGTAGAACAGCTCTTCTGCGACATAATGGATGGCAAGGAGGACGAGCGATGGGAATTAGACAAGACCAATGCAACAAAGTGTGCAGAATAATTGACGATTATCTTGCCAACAGACCGAGAGAGCGTGACGAACTGATTGTAGCCGTAAGAACGGTATTTAAAGAAGCAGACCGCAAGACCGAGAACAGTTCGGAAAAACCGAACAACTCAACTTTTTCCAAATAAGAGGAGGGAAAACATTGTTACAGATTAAAGCGTTAACAATAGACGGATCATGGTGGCGATTAAATAACGACACACAAACACCGGACGCATTCGCCAGGGCTTGGAGCAAAATCGTGAGTGATGCCTTGATTCTGACTAAGGAGAATGGAGTCTATATTCAAAAGCGCAATATTGTGGCTCTGCAAATCGAAAACGAGTGAACAACAGAAAGGAGAAAGAATGGCCTGCAAAACATACATGACATGCGATTTATGCGGAAAGACAACCGCACCGGAAGAAACAGTGAGAGTTTACCTGCCTCCTGAAAGCCCAGGAGTAAAGTCGGCGTTTCAGAAATTCTTCGGTTTGAGATCCTGGGCAGACACAGATGCGGACATCTGCATCGAATGCCTCAAAGCGATAAGAGAGAAACGCAAAGAACAGATCATTCAGGAAGAGATCAGCAACAAATAAACAAACAACTGCGGTGTGATACTTAGAGCGTGCCGGGAAGCCTTCGGGAGCAGAGACAGCGCAAAAACTCCTTAATGACAGGATAAAGCAAGATCAAGCACCTGCGCCGCAGACAAAGCACAAATGAGCCGGCTGGAAATGTGCGAGGGATGCGTCCCTGCCGGCATATATGAGGACGTGGCAGAATGGCAATGCAAGGGCAATGGGCTCACGGATCATTAACTAACGACAACCCTTACTCCGTTCGAATCGGAGCGTCCTCGCCAAATGTGACAGAAGAAATTAAGAGAAAAGAACACCCGGCAGCGCGCCGGGTTCAGGCTGGATTAGAGTATTAACCTTCGAACCAAAAATGAAGAAAAGAATCGGGAACAAGTTCATCAGGGAGACATGTGTCGCTGGCGCCGCAATAGACATCACTCTGAAATACAGCACAGCGTCAGGTCAGGATCACCGGCAGCAAAAGAGGAACCCTTCGAGAGCTGCAGTGATAAAAAACAATGACAGGATCGCAACAAAGAAACTTACGCGACTGATGAACGCGAACTTCTTCCCGGGAGACCTTCACTGCATATTCACTTACGCAGGGAAAGAACCGGAGCAAAAGGAAGCAAAGAGAGAGATCAGGAACTTCAAGCGGAGAATCGAAAGAGAATACAAGAAGCGGGGCCGCGATTGTAAATGGATAGAGGTGACAGAATACAGTCACACCAGAATACACCACCACATGCTCATGAGCTACATCGAGCCTGAGGTTATAGAGAAGCAGTGGAAGCGGGGCCATGTGCATTTTACACCACTGGACCGATCGAGGAATTACAGCAAGCTCGCGGAGTATTTCATCAAAGAAACCAGCAAGACAATGAGGCAGCCAGGAAATGAGACAAAGCAAAGATGGAGCGCAAGCCGGAACCTTACTCGGCCGATCATAAAGCGCGAGATCATAGAGGCAAAGGCAATGTTTGAAAAGCCGAAAGCCCTCAAGGGCTATGAGATCCTGCAGGAGAGCATTCGGGAGTACGAGCACCCGTTCACAGGATTACTGCACAAAGAATACATGATGCTCTCAACGGATCCGTCTCCGCGATTGAAGAAATGGCGGAAGGGAGCGGTGGTCGAAAAAGACGAGACCTTCAGAAGAGCGCAGGAGATACAAATCGGAATGGACTGGCTGGACGGCTGGGGAACCTTGTGATGGAAAGAGAGGGGAAACATTGAAAGCGAAAACATACCTGAGACAATACGAAGACGCAGAGAGCAGAGTGAAACTGCTCAGCAAAGAATACGAAGAAGAAGAGCTCATGATCGACGCGATCAAGTCGACAACCGACTTCGATGGAATGCCCCGAGGGAAATCCAACGGAAGGAACACAGTCCTCGACAAAGTGATCCGGTTAGAAAAAAAACATTCTAAGCTACTGGAGGCAAAAGCAGAAGCGATGGAAATCCGGCAGAGGGTATTCGATACGATATACAAGGTGCAGGGAGAAGAACAGACGGTTTTAATCAAAAGATATATCGACCTGAAACGCTGGGAAGAGATCGCGGTCGAGATGAACTTCAGCTGGAGCGGGATCCATAAGCTGCACCGGAGGGCGCTGGCTTCAGTCCAGGATATCATCGGTGCATAGAAGTGCACACGGTCGGCTGATATAATGAAATTGTCAAAGAGAAATCAATGACAGAATCACCTTAATACATGCCGGGGAGACCGGCATCATGGCTGTCCCAGAAAACGGAGGTGCAACTCCTCCGACAGCCTAATTCCTCAAATAAAATACTTACAAGGACAACAAAAGACGGCGAGAGCTCGCCGCCTTTTGTTTTGAGAAGAGTGAATTATAAAAGCAAACGATGGCGCAGAAAGAGAGAGAGCATTCTGAAGCGCGACGGATATCTGTGCCAGATATCATTAAGATACGGGAAAAGAGTCGAAGCGGACACGGTGCACCACATATTCCCTGTGGACAAGTACCCAGAGTATGAGTGGGAAGACTGGAACCTGATCAGCTTATCAAAAGAGGTGCACAACAAGATGCACCACCGCGACACGCAGGAGCTGACAGCAGAAGGCAGAAAGCTCATGGAACGGACGGCCCGGAGAAAAGGAATTGTGCTGAGGTAACGCGAGAGACAGCGGACGAGGCGGCAGGATTTAAGCTCTGTGAATATTTTGAGAGCATCATCGAGAAAGTGTTCGAGTGAAGACCCCGCCCCATTAGAAACGAAAATAAACGGCCATCTGGGAACGGCGCGGGGAGGCTTTTATATATACAAGGGAAAAATGGCGGAAGGGGAAAGCCCTGAGTCAAAGAAGGCCTCGTGCGCGCGCGGTTATGATGTAAAAAATAAAAATTGATGCAAAAACGAGTCGATGAAGAGGGCAAGCAAAAGCCCTCTTTTTTGGGCCGTTTTTTCGACAGCACACCAGGAGGAAATCATGAGCAAAACGCCCGAGCTCAAGATCGAGATGCTGGCCACGGATGCCCTGCAGGAGTACGAAGGGAATGCCAGGCAGCATGGAGAGATCGACATCAAAGCAATAAAAGCAAGCATTGAAGAATTCGGATTCAATGATCCGATCGGCATCTGGGGAGAGAACGTCATCGTGGAAGGCCACGGCCGCCTGGAGGCAGCCAAACAACTCGGCATGACAGAGGTGCCCTGCATCAGGCTGGATCACATGACAGACGAAGAGCGGAGAGCTTACGCGATAGCACACAACAAGACCGCGGAGCTGTCAGCTTGGAACTTTCAAAAACTTGATATCGAGCTTCTCGGGATCAAAAGCATCGACATGAGCAAGTTCGGTCTTCAGGTAATAGAACCGGAGGAAGAAGCAGAAGACGATGATTACTTCGTCGACCTTCCGAAAATACCGACAACAAAGCTGGGCGATGTATATGAACTCGGAGAGCATATTCTCGTGTGCGGAGACAGCACGGACCCGGAGGTGGTGAAGGAAGCCACATGGGGGGGTGCTATGCAGGCAGACTTACTTCTGACTGATCCGCCTTACAACGTAGCGCTCGGACACCACATGAGACCCTCCGAAGCGATACAGCTCCGGAGGAGAACCGATGGCCTTGTGATAGAAAACGACGACATGGATGAAGAGGGCTTTCGTGAGTTTTTGAGGAAAGCACTCGCTGCCGCTAAAAGCAGAATGAGACCAGGCGCCGCCTTTTATATCTGGTATGCAGACAACAACAGTCTGACTTTCAGGGAGACCTGCAGAGACGAAGGCTTCTATGTAAGGCAGAACCTGATCTGGGTAAAAAACACCTTCGCAATGGGCAGGCAGGATTACCAGTGGAGACACGAGCCGTGTCTGTACGGCTGGAAGGAAGGAGCGGCGCACTACTTCGTGGACGACCGCACACAGTCGACCGTATACGAAGACGCGCGGCCGAACTTCGCGACGATGAAAAAAGAAGAGATGCGAGAGCTCCTCGAAAACATATATGCAGACAAAGAGAGCACGACGGTGCTCCACGAAAAGAAACCGACAGCCAGCGTCCTGCACCCGACAATGAAACCGGTGACGCTGATCGCGCGCCTTATAAAAAACAGCACCCGGAAGGGCGACATCGTTCTGGATCCGTTCGGAGGATCAGGCACGACTATGATCACCTGCGAGCAGCTAAAAAGAAAATGTGCAATGGTCGAGCTGGATCCTCATTACTGCGACGTCATAATCGACCGCTGGGAGACATTGACCGGAGGCAAAGCGAAGCGGATCAAAAGCAAATGAAGAGGACGAGATGGGAACAAAAATAATATACAACGGAAAGCGCCTCGCCTTCCGCTGTAACAAAAAAAGACCATGCAAAAGGACATTCTGCGGAGAAGGATTCTGCGAGCATACAACTGACATCGAGTATGCGATCTTTGACGGCGAAAAAGCATTCCGTTCGGCTTCCACGCATTCGATCTTCGAGGAGCAAAAGTCATGAAAAAGGAAGCATGGAAAAGACGAATCAAAAAGGCCTGCCAGGAGGCTGGAACATATAGGGAATACTTCGACAGCGTGATCAATTCGCTGGCGGAGATCCTGGAGGCGAGAGACAAGGTTCGGAAATACTACTTAGACTCCGGAGCGGAGCCAATAGTTATGAGAACCAATAAGGGCGGATTCACAAACATGGAAAAGAATCCGATCCTCGTCGTTTACGACGATATGAACAACACGGCGATGACCTACTGGAAAGAGCTCGGGCTTACACCTAAAGGGCTGAAGGCTATCGACGAGAAAGCAATGAAAACGGCACCGAAGAAAAGCACACTCGGAGACGCGCTCCGCGATTTGGGGATATAAACATGGGAAGAAGAAAAGAGAACCACGACATCGTCTACTTCGTAAAGGAAAGCGCAGCGAACGAAGAGCTCCGATTCAGCCTGCGATCAGTATGCGAGAACTTCCCGCACCGGAGGGTGTGGTTTTACGGCTACCGGCCGAGCTACCTGATGCCGGACGGATATGTCCACATTATACAGAACCAGAAAACCAAGTGGGAGCGAACCACGGCCATGATCAGGAAGATCTGTGAAAACCCGGAGATCAGCGACGAGTGGTGGCTGTTCAATGACGACTTCTTCGTGATGAAGAGGATCGATGCGCTGCCTTTAGTATATAACGGTGACCTTTACAAACACATCGTGCAGATTGAGAACAGGCACGGAGGAGGTGCGACGCTCTACACAAAGCAGCTGCGCGAAACGGTGCGCGTTCTTGAGGAAGCAAACCTCACAATAAAGAATTATGCGCTGCACATGCCGATTCTTATAAACAAAGAAAAAGCCCTGGCAACGCTTGACGCGTTCCCGGGATGCCCGATGTTTCGGAGCCTATATGGCAACTTCAACAACATCGGCGGGATAGATATCAAAGACTGCAAGATCACGGACCTTACAACCGAACCGGAGGAAGATGCGGCCTTTGTATCAACAATAGACGAATCATTCGAAAGAGGAAAAGCGGGAGAATTTATCCGGGACAAATTCAAAGAACCATGCAGATATGAGCTATGAAAGCGAAAGACTATACAAAAATCGCGATTGAATACGCAGAGGACGTGGTCGGCGGGAAAGAGATCGTCGGGCAGGAGATAGTCCAGGCGTGTGAGAGGTTCCTATCGGATCTAAAGCGCGAAGACATAGAGCTCCGCCCGAGAGAGCCGAACGCGGCCTGCTCGATCATGGAGGGCTTCTTCGTACACGCGCAGGGCGAGGACATAAACGGCATGCCGCTGCTCGGCCGGCCGTTCCGCCTTCAGCGATGGCAGATATTCGCAACGGTAAACATTCTCGGCTGGTACTATACCGGGACAGAGATTGTCCGGTTCACGCAGTCGTTTATTATGACAGCCAGGAAGAATGGAAAGACCTCATTCGACGCAGCGCTGGCATTTGCGGTCGGGATCCTGAGGAGAAGATCCGGGAGCAAAATATACTTAGTGGCGAACGCCCTGAAGCAGACGCTGGTCGCCTTTGAATTTTTGAAATTCAACATGAAATATCACGGACTGGACGACGACCCGGACATGACAATTCAAGACAACTCGTTTAATCACCGGATCGCTTACCAGTTCAAAGATGAAGAGGGCAGACCGGACGGGATGCTCGACATCAATGCCCTGGCATCAAACCCGGACAGCCAGGACTCGTTCAACTGCAACTTCGCAATTGCGGACGAGATAGCAGCATATAAGAAGGCGAAGCAATACACGCTCTTCAAGGACGCACAGAAGGGTTACAGAAACAAGCACATCGTCGGAATAACGACTGCCGGAGACGAGGCGAATTCATTCGGTTACCGACACATGCAGTATGCGATCAAGGTCGTGAATGGGACCGTTCAGGACGACGCGTTCTTTGTTCTGATAGCAAGAGCTGACCAGCCGGAGAACGGTGACGTCGACTACACCAGTGCAGTGCAGCAACAAAAGGCCAATCTCTCTTACGGTGTAACAGTAAGCCCGGACGAGCTGATGAACGACGCGCTGGAGGCACAGAACGACCCGCAGAAGCGGAAGGAATACTTCGCGAAATCCCTGAACATATACACCTCGGCGGTCAAGGCGTACTTCGACATTGAGGAATTCAGGCGAAGCGACAGAAAATACAACTGGAGCATCGAAGAGCTCGCAAAGATGCCGATCAAATGGTTCGGAGGCGCGGACCTTTCGAGAGTTTACGACCTCACCGGAACGGGCCTGGCGGGAGAATATAAAGATGTGCTCATATTGGTGACGCATGGATTCTTCCCTGTCGCCCAGGCATACAAAAAGGCGGACGAGGATCAGATCCCGCTATTCGGATGGAAAGAAGACGGGTGGCTCACGATCTGCAATGGCGAAACAGTAAACCATGCGGACAACATAAAATGGTTCGAGGAAAGAAGAAGCCAGGGCTTCAAAATCAGCGTCGTCGGACAAGATAAAAAATTCGCTCGCGAATTTTTCAGTGGTATGAAAGCAAAGCGGTTCAAGGTCGTAGACCAGCCGCAATATTATTATATAAAGAGCCAGGGCTTCAGATACATCGAGAAAAAGGCCAAAGAGGGCAAGCTCTATTATTTACACTCGGATGCTTTCGAATACTGTGTGCAGAACGTAAAAGCGATCGAGAAAACAGATGACATGATCCAGTACGAAAAAATAGAACCGAAGAGCCGAATCGACCTGTTCGACTGTTCGGTTTTTGCGACGGTTCAGCTCCTCGAAAACATGGAGCGCTCGCAAAAGGCAAAGTCGTGGATGGGAGAATAAAGAATGGGAATAATTGACATTTTCAGAAGGACGGACAGCGGGATCCCAGGAGTCAAGACGAAGGACAACAAAAGCAAGAGCCCGATCGGGATCCTTCTCTCGGCAGAAGATGGCTCAGGCCTCAACTGCCCAGGATATACAAACCTCGCAAACAATCCGGAGGTCTTCACGGCCTGCCGGAGGATCGCCTCGCTGATATCAAGCATGCCGATCATGCTGATGGAAAACGGAGAGAACGGCGACACGCGGATTTTCAACGAGCTGTCCCGAAAACTGGACATCGAGCCGAACAAATACATGACGCGCCGGACGTTCATCGAAGCGGTGGCGATGAATCTTATGCTATACGGCAGAGGCAACTCGGTCGTGAGAGTAAAAACCAGAAGAGGCCTCCTGGACAATCTGGAGCCTATACCGGCAAGCCGCGTCTCTATACTGCCGGCGTTCGATGGCAAAGATTATGAGATCATAATTGACGGCAAATCTTACAGACCGGACGACGTCCTGCACTTCGTAGACAATCCGGATCCTAATTATCCATACAAGGGAAAAGGACTCACCGTGGTTCTAAAAGACGCAGCAAACAACCTGCGGCAGGCCAGCGTCACAAAGAAGGGCTTCATGAGCACAAAGTGGAAGCCGCCGATCATCGTCAAGGTCGACTCGATAGCGGAAGAATTCGCAAGCCCGGAGGGAAGGCAGCAACTCCTGCAGAAGTACATCGAGACAACAGACGCAGGAGAGCCGTGGATCATACCGGCAGAGCAATTCGACGTTGAAGTAATAAAACCGCTCTCGCTTGCAGACCTGGCAATCGCGGACTCGGTAGAGATGGACAAAAGAACAGTCGCAGCCATAATGGGCGTGCCGCCATTCGTTCTCGGCGTCGGGGAGTATGACCAGACCGCCTGGAACGCCTTCGTCGCAAATACGGTGCGAGTTATAGCGCAGGAAATAGAACAGGAGCTCACCCGGAAGCTGATCCTGAATCCGAAATGGTATTTAAAATTCAATATCAGGTCGCTGATGGATTGGGACATCAAGACGATCGCGGAAGTCTTCGGAGAGCTGCGCAAGCAGGGAGTCGTGGACGGAAACGAGGTCAGAGACCAGATCGGCATGAGCCCGAGAGAAGGCCTCAACGAGCTGGTGATGCTTGAAAACTATATACCGACAGACAAGCTCGGTGACCAGGCAAAGCTGAACGGAGGGAGCTGATGGCGCTTATATGTAACGAGTGCCGGGTGACAGGAAAGACCCGGAAGATCATGTGCAGGAACACGGGAGAACCGTGTTTTTTTATGCGCTTCTGCGCTGTATCAGGCAAATACTACCAGACGGACGCTGCAGGCAAATGCAAGCTGAAAGGAAAAGACAATGGAGAAGGACAGAAAAATGAGACAGATGCGCTCGATCGCATCTAACTTCAAAACACGCGAAGAGGGCGAAGAGAAACGCATCGAGGGTTACTTCGCCGTTTTCAATAGCAACTATCAGATAGCACCGGACATGAGCGAGTCGATCGCACCCGGCGCCTTTTCTGATACGCTGGGCGATGACATACGCGCACTCATAGACCACGAAACGATGTATGTCCTCGGACGTAATACGGCCGGCACACTGGAGCTCGCAGAAGACGAGCGCGGCCTCTGGGGATCGATTCTGATCAATCCGAACGATCAGGACGCGATGAACCTCTGGTCCCGCGTAGAGCGTGGAGACGTAAACCAGTGCAGCTTCGGCTTCGATATCGAAGCGGAGGAAACCGACTTCCTCCCTGACGGATCCGTCCACTGGACAATCACAAAGGTCAAGCTCTATGAGGTAAGCGTCTGCACTTTCCCGGCATACGCGGAGACCTCCGTGGAAGCAAGAAAAGAAGAGAAAGCGCAGCTCGTAAAACGCGAGAACGAGAAGTGGAGAAACGAGATGCGCGAAAAATTGAAAGGAGTCAGGAATGGCACTGAGAACACTGATGCTTAAAAAAGAGCTCGATCAGAAGCGCAAAGCCCTGAGGGCACTGCTCGAAAAGGACGCAGAATTCGAGACCAGAAACGCAGAGATCGAGGCGGCAATCGGAGAAGCTGAAACCGAAGAGGAGAAGGAAGCAGTCAAGGATGCAATCGATGCCTTTGAGGCGGAGACGGCTGCACACGAAGCCGCAAAAACCGACCTCGATGAAGAGGTCAGAAACCTTGAAAACGAGCTCGACGAGCTTGAGAAAGAAAACGCACCGGCACCTGCACCGGCAGGAGAACCAGAAGCAAGAAAGGACAACAGAACCATGAACATGAAAACAAGGAAAGTCTTCAGAAACATGAACAGAGAAGAGCGCACTGCAATGATACAGCGCGAGGACGTTCAGGCATTCCTCTCAACGATCAGGACAGGGATCAGAGAGAAAAGAGCCGTGAGCGGAGTCGGCTCCCTCATTCCGGAGGTAGTTCTTCCGCTGCTTCGCGAGAATATTCTCGAATATTCGAAGCTGTACAAACACGTTAACATCGTAGCAGTCAGCGGAGAAGGCCGTCAGCCTGTAATGGGCACCATTCCGGAAGCGGTATGGACAGACTGCTGCGCAGCACTCAACGAGCTTGATCTCGGATTCAACGAGACAGAGGTCAACTGCTGGAGAGTCGCGGGCTTCTATGCGCTCTGCAACGCTAACATCGAAGACAGCGACATCGACCTCCTGGCGGAGATCATCGTTGCCCTCGGCGCTTCCATCGGCCTCGCCCTTGATAAGGCGATCCTTTACGGAACAGGCACAAGGATGCCTCTCGGAGTCGTAACAAGACTCGCCCAGACAGAAAAGCCTGCAGATTACCCGGATCTCGCAAGGACATGGGTCGACCTGCACACAAAGAACATCAAGGCAATCAACAGCGCAAGCATGAGCGCAGCGGAGCTCTTCGCGGCTATCGTAACAGCCTTCGGAAACGCTAAAGGCAAATACTCCAGAGGCGAGAAGGTGTTCGTCATGAACGACACCACCTACACAGCGCTGGCCGCTGCAGCTATCAGCGTTGATGCAAACGGTAACATCGTAACAGGAGTCCTCGACAGGATGCCGGTCATCGGCGGAATCATCGAAGTCCTCGACTTCGTACCGGACAACGTGATCATCGGTGGATTCTTCGACCTCTACCTCCTCGGAGAGAGATCAGCTGCACAGTTCGCGACATCGGAGCATGTACGTTTCCTGCAGGATCAGACCGTCATGAGAGGCACTGCCAGATACGACGGCAAGCCTGCAATCGCAGAGGGCTTCGTTGCGATCGGAATCAACAACACCACACCGACAGCAGTAATGGACTTCGCTCCTGACACTGCAAACGCTGAGGGGTCGGAATCCTAAAAGACGGAGCAGCAGAGCCGACCGTCGATCTATCAGGAATGACCAAGAACGAGCTCCTCGCATACGCTGAGGAGCTCGGAAAGACGGTCTCTTCGTCGAAGACAAAGGCTCAAATCATCGAAGTAATACAAAACAAATAAGGAGGTGCCGGCATGGATGAAAGTACAATGCTGGAGGCGCTAAAGATCGACCTCGGGATAAAAACGGAGGCATACGACAACCGCCTGCGTCAATATCTTATATCTGCAGAGAAAGCGATCGAGATCGAAGGGATCACGCTTACAGACAGCATTCCGGACGGAAACCTCGTCGTGATGTATGCCGGGTGGCTCTGGAGAAAAAGGGCAACCGGAGAGGGAATGCCGAGGCATCTGCGCTGGCTCATGAACAACAGGCTCTTCTCTGAAAAAGCAAGCGAAACGGAGGGCACGGAATAATGGAAGATGACGTTCTGACCCTAATATCAAACGAATACGGAGAAGACGCACAGCTGAACCAGATCCAACAGGGGACACGCAGGACGGTGTTCTGCCAGGTTAGCAGCGTAGGCCGCTCGGAGTTCTACCAGGCGGCCCAGGCGGACATGCACCCGGAGTACATATTCACGCTTTCGAATTTCAGAGACTATGAAGGCGAAAAGCTGGCGGAATATACAGACTGGCACGGCAAAGAGCACACTTTATACATTACGCGAGCTTACAGGATCCCGGGAGAGGACGCGATCGAGCTCACAGCGGAAGAGAGGACCGGTGATGGCAACTAATCTCGTCGCGGAGGTAACGGCCGCGCTTCAGGAATACTGCGCTGACGCACAAAGAGTGCTGGACGAAGCGGCAAAAGAAGCGGCAGATCTTACAAAAGAGCAGTTGCAGAAAAACAGCCCGAAAAAGAAAAGGGGCAAAGGCCGCGGAAGATACGCCCGAGGCTGGAAAGTCAGAAAGCGGGAGACCGCAGGGCTTGTGAGCTATGTTGTATATAACGGAAGCTCGCCGGGGCTGACACATACCCTCGAAAACGGCCACGTCGCCCGGAACCAATATGGGACATTCGGAAGAGTGAGAGCGATCCCTCACATAGGACCAGCAGCGGAAGCAGGGATCCAAAGATTCGAACTCTCTGTCCGGGCGCGCTTGAGGAGGCTATAAATGAGCATAACAGAATTACTGAGAGCGACAGGCCTGCCCTGCGCATATTCACACTTCAGAGAAAAAACGGATCCACCGTTCCTCGTATATTTACAGAACGGACAGAACCAGTTCTCTGCTGACGATACACGGCATTATTACCGGAACACTTACCAAGTAGAGTATTACTTCAAAAAAAAGGATCCTGCGGCCGAGGCGGCAATCGAAGAAGCCCTGCTCGCCGGAGGGTACAGATTCACAAGAAGCGAAGACATTTATCTCGATGAAGAGGACGTCTTCGTCATTTACTACTATACGAATTAGAAAGGAGTCACAAATGGCTGAAAACAAGGTTCTCTTCGGATTCAGAGATCTATATATCGGCACTTATGAAGTCGATGATGAAGGCGAAGTGACGATGGGCACACCGTACCACCAGAAGGGCGCCGTGGGCTACTCGCCGGAGGAGCAGGGCGAAAATTACACCTTCTATGCAGATGACACTTCCTACTTCAGCTACTACAGCAGCGGCGTCTTTGAAGGCGATCTGGTCGTGGCAAGATTCGATGACGCATTCAAGAAGCAGTTCAAAGGGTATGTCCAGCTGGACGACGGAGGAATCGCGCAGATCAAGGACGCAAAGACCCCGAACATCTACATGATGTTTGAAGTCCAGGGCAACGAAGGTCCGGAGCGCGTTATCTACTACAACGGCACGATGGGCGGCATCAACAGAGAGTATGCGACCATTGAGGAAAACGTCGAGGTGCAGACAGAAACAGTCTCCGTGAGATTTATCGGAGACAACAAGACCGGAATCAGCAGGGTCGGTTATTCAGAAGACAAGGCAGGATTCGCGACACTGTTCACAAATCCACCAAAGCCGACACTTCCGGCCGCTTCCTGATAAAGGACCAAATCAAAGACATTCAGGCGGAGCAATTGCTCCGCCTATTTGCTGTATAAGGAGGAATAAAAATGCAGTCACTAATCACGCTCGAAAACGGCCAGGAGATAAAAATCGACAACAACCTGGCATGGCTGATGGAATACCAGAACCAGTTCGGAGAAGATATTCTCCCAACATTGATGCCGCTGCTGCTTTCGCTTACAGATCTGCTCGGCGGCCTTGCAGAACAGGGCGTCGACTTCGAGAAGCTCGACGTGAACGATATCATGCAAGTCTTCAGATCGGAAGCGGCAATGGAGGCAGGCATCAAACTGGCGACCTTCAGAACAACGGACGTTATAAACATTGTATGGTCACTCGCAAAGGCGGCCGACGATACGATCGAACCGCCGAAAAAGTGGATCCGTCAGTTTGACAGCTTTCCGCTGGATATAATCCTGCCGGAGGCGGGAATGGCCGTGGCAAAAGGGGTCATGAGCTCAAAAAACTTCGAGAGGCTGACCGAAGCATTAAAAGCAATGAAAAAGAAAAGCTCCCGTCAGCCGAAGAACGGAAAGAAAAAATCAAAATAGATTTAAACACGATTATCCTGGCAGGCCTCGAAAGGGGCCTGTCTTTAAATGAAATGAGAAGACTGTCGCTGGGGCAGGTGGTCGACTTTGTAATTGACTACAATCAGCGGCAAAAAGAAGCAGAAGAAAAGGCAGAGCGGAGATCAAAGGCCAAGCATTACCGGCTGGCTACAAAAGACGAGGTCGACGCCTTCCTGAAGGGATAACAACATGGCCGGAGACATCAAAGGAATCACAATAGAATTCAGAGGAAACGCAACACCCCTGCAGAAAGCGATCCGGACGGTCGACTCAGAGCTGAAAAAAACAACCCAGGAACTCACCCGTGTCAACAAAGCGCTGAAATTCAACCCGGGATCTGTAGACCTCTGGAGGCAGAAGCAGCAGCTTTTGAAGGACAAGATCGACGAGACAGCAGACAAACTGAACGCGCTAAAAGCGGCACAGAGACAGATGGATGCTGCCGGAGTAGACAAAAGCTCGGCAGAATACCGAAAGCTGCAGAGAGAGATCATAGAAACGAACTCACAGCTGAAGACATTCAAAAGCCAGCTCAACTCGATCGGAAACGCGAGGCTTCGGGCGGTCAGTGAGCAACTAAAGCAGGCAGGCTCAAAAATAGAAAGCGCCGGGCAGGCGCTACGAGGAGTCTCGACAGCTGCAGGAGCCGCGGTCGGCGCGGTCGGAGCGCTGGCAGTAAAAAGCGGAAAGTGGGCGGACGATCTGAACACGCTCTCGAAGCGGTACAGCATAGGCACCCAGGACCTGCAGAAATACGGAGCTGCAGCGCAGCTTGTAGACGTAGATGTCGAGTCGATAGCAAAGACGCACGTCAGACTCGAAAAAACGATGCTCTCCGCATCAAAGGGAACCGGAGCGAGCGCGGAAGCATTCGACAAGCTCGGAGTTTCGGTCACGAATTCGGACGGATCCCTGCGAGACGGAGACGCAGTCTGGCAGGATACGATCAAGGCGCTCGGATCCATGACGAACGAAACGGAGCGGGACGCTCTGGCCATGCAACTCATGGGAAAGAGCGCAAACGAACTCAATCCTTTGATAGAAGACGGCGGCAAAACGTATGAACAGCTCGCAAACACGCTGGCAAAATACAACCTGGACTTCATAGACCAGGAGACGCTCGACAGAGCAAACCAGTTCAATGATGAGATTGACACGATCAAGGCAATCGGACTTGTCGCCTTCCAAAGCATCGGAACGGAGCTGGCGGGATATCTCGCGCCGGCGCTCGAACAAGTAGTCGGCTGGGTGGGAAACCTTGCACAGTGGCTTACAAGCCTCGACCCGACGATTCTCACGGTGATCACGGCCGTTCTTGGAGTAGTCGCCGTGCTTGCGCCGCTCCTGATAACTATCGGGAAGATAACGACAGGCATCGGCGGCCTAATATCGCTGTTCGGAATGCTATCCGGACCGGTCGGGCTTGTGATCCTCGCAATAGCGGGGCTGGTCGCTGCAGGCATAGCCCTATACAAGAATTGGGACAAGATCAAAGCGACCGCGGCGGGAATAGCAGCAAGCGTGGTCGCTGCTTTCAACGGCTTACGCGCAAGAGTCGCAGCAATCTGGAATTCGATCAAGACGGCAATCACAACGCCGATAAATACAGCAGTCAATCTGGTCCGGAGCGCGATCGCAAAGATCAAAAGGATATTAAGCGGAAAGCTGAGCTTTCCGAAGGTAAAACTTCCGCACTTCAGCATCAGCGGAAGGTTTTCACTGAACCCGCCGAGCGTTCCGAAGCTGGGCGTCAAATGGTACGACGAAGGCGGAATATTTACAAGCCCTCAGGTGATCGGCGTCGGAGAGCGCCGTCCGGAGTTTGTAGGAGCGCTTGATGATCTGCGAAAAATAGTAAGAGAGGAATCGGGCGGAAACGTTCCGCCGATCAATATAAACGTTTACGCATCAGAAGGAATGGACACCAGAGCACTGGCGAAGCAAGTCGCCTTTGAGGTGGAGCAGGTGCTCGTGGCCAAACAGAAACAGAGGAGGGCTGCGTGTGGCTATTAATTATTTAATATTTGACGGCAAGAAAAGCACGGAGCTCGGAGTGACGATCGCGGGATCCGGAGCATTCAACTCGCCGGCGCGAAGAGGTGAGATGGTGCAGATCCCAGGGCGAAATGGAGCGCTGTGGATGGACGAGGGCAGCTTCGAAAACATAGAAGTCAGCTACCCGGCGTTTTTAGGAACACACGATGAAGAGGCCTTCAGGGAAAAGCTCATGATGGCGCGGTCGTATTTCGGAAGCCTGGGCGGCGAATACAAACGGCTTGAGGATACATACAACCCGGATGAATACCGGCTGGGCGTTTATAAGGCAGCAATCGAAGCGGAACCAAAGCACATCAACCGTGCCGGAAATTTTACGCTTACATTCGACTGCAAGCCGCAAAGATACCTGAAAGTCGGAGACAAACCGGTGGAATTCTACGAGAACGGTTACATCACGAACCCGACGCTGTTCGATGCGCTGCCGGTCATAGCAGTGACAGGAAACGGCCGGCTCAATATTGCCGGGCATCTCATAACAATATCAGACACAACAGAGACGATATACATCGACTCGGAGCTGCAGGAAGTATATATTCCGGGAGGCGTGGAGGAATACTGGACGGAGGAGAACGGGGAAATCATAACAGACGAGCTCCAAATCCCGATCACATTCCACAAAAGACCGCTCGGAGCGACCTCGATGAACAGCCACGTCGCATTTGCAGATTATAAATTCCCGACCATAGGACCGGGACGGCAGCCGGTCGGCTTCGACAGCAGCATCGAATCTGTGGTGATATATCCGAGGTGGTGGAGACTATGAAGCCGATACTATACGACAAAAGCGAAACAGAATTCACTTCTGCAGGTTTGGCGATCCTATCGGACGCGATCGAATGCACCGTTGAAGAAGAATTAAATGGGACATACGAACTCGAAATGGTCTACCCGATAACCGGGAGACACTATGACCTCATTCAAGAGGAGCAGATCCTCGGAGCAGCGCACGATGACACCGGCAAAATTCAGCCGTTCGTCATATATCACAGAAGCGCGCCGATCGATGGCAAGGTGACCTTCAACGCTCACCATATATCTTATAGATTGAGCAGGACCACAGTGATGCCGTTCACGGCGACCTCGATGGCTGCCGCGCTGGAGGCTATAAAGCAGAACATCGTCGGAGACTCACCGTTCACATTCGAAACCGACATGCTCGCTGCAGGAGATCTAAAAATCGACGCACCGGCAACGGTGAGAAGTATTCTGGGCGGAGAGGAAAACACGCTGATACAGGCATTCGGAGGCGGCGAATTTGAATTCGACACATTCAACGTCATAGTGCACGCACGACGCGGACAGGACACAAGCGTGGAGATTCGGCACGGGAAAAACCTGTCCGATCTAACGCAGGAAATAGACACAAGTGAGACACATCAGGCGGTCGTTCCGTTCTGGAAATCGTCGGACGGAAAAACACTGGTCACCCTGCCGGAGATATACGTCGCGCATGAAGAGACCGAAATCTTTTACACGATGCCGCTCGACCTATCAGAAGAATTCCAGACAAGGCCGACAGTGGCGCAGCTGAGGGCGAAAGCAGAGGAGAAGATGGAGAGCACAAAGCCGTGGATCCGGAGCGAAAGCATCTCGGTCGACTTCGTGGCGCTCTGGCAAACAGAAGAATATAAACGATTCGCAGAGCTGCAGAGGGTCCGCCTGGGCGACAGTGTAAGCGTCTATTACCCGGCGCTCGGAGTAATAGCAAACGGGCAAAGAGTGGTCAAAACAACATACAACGTGATCCTGGAACGATTCAACGAAATAACGCTGAACGAGCTGCAGGACACAATCGCAGACATTCAGGATCAGTCGATTGTTTCCGGAATGAATACGGCAATCGGTGATGCCGTGCAGATCACCCTGGACTCGATCAGGGAAACAAAAAGCGGAAGCGTAACAACAGACGAGAACGGAGTGGCAAATATAAACTCGCTTGCTTCAGGGATCCCGGTCGGCGGGACAGTATCAGGCCGGGAAGCATATATTTCATTCGGCAATACATCGACCGGAGGAAGAACCGCGAGATTCACAAATCCGGACGGGACACCGATCGCAAGCTCGACGCTTTCAGTCAGTATCTATAATTTGAAATAAAGAGGAGGAACAAATGGATATTCACGAACTAAACACATTTGAGGGAACCCTCGGAGCGAATGACTATTTCGCAACAGACAACGGAAACGACACCAGCAAAATCTCTGCGGAATCAATTTTCGGTCCTATAAACGCAAGAATAGACAACATCATCGCGGGAGGAGACGCGCCGTCAGAAGCGGAAATCGTTGACGCAAGGCTCGGCGCGGAGGTGCTCGGAAGTAAATCATACCCATCTCTCGGGGCTGCAATCAGAGGCCAGGTAACAGATCTTTCTGTCGATCAATCTGACTTAAAGAGCGAAATTTCTGAATTAAACGAGATATTGGAGGTTCCGCTTAATCTGACCTTTAGCGGTGATGCTCCTGCAACAACCAACAGAATCTATATAGCAACTGGGATCGAATTAAAGGCGGGTGTTAGATATAGATATTCGCTGACACTGTTACATGCATCTGAAGTTAACACCTATCTTCATATAAGAGATGAAAACGAAACAGTGCTCAGCAGCTTGACGTTATCCGCAGGCGAAACAACATACGAAAAGATTTATACACCAGACGCAGATGTTACTGCGATGATCACACTTGCTGATGTAAATCGCGCAGTCTCTTATGTCATTACCCTGGAAGATACAACGAACGTTGATGCTATTGAGTCGATCAGGAGCGAAATTACAGAGACGAACGATTTTGTCGGATACGGAAACGAGATCACGCTTACAAGAAATACCTGTGTAACCACACCAAGCGTTGGCGCTACGGCAGAGATGACGCAGACAGCCCTGAACGGATGCGCAAGTGCAGTCATTGCCTGTGAAGAAGGAGAT